CTTGTTCGTTCCTGGATCTTCCATATTCTAAAGATTCAGCTGACATGCTGTAAACCGCATAAGCATAAGGGTGTACTTTTTCTTGTGCTAAAAAGTTAAAGGTCCCGGCTGGCAATCCTGCTGCGTTACAGGCATCAACATAAAGAGCTGCTTGCATGTGATAGTTGAAGTTGTTAATCGCTTGTTTAAAGCCTCGAGGTGAAGCGTCACGCGCTGTTTTAAGATCCCAGACATCTTTGTTGTTGTGCCAATCCAGCCTGCATTTAAAAGGTTGGCCGTGCCAGTGAAACAGTATGACACATTCTACTTTGTGATCTTCTTGTGGTATGTGATCTTTTACAATCTCTCTGCGCTCCATACATACGTCATAAAGATCTTGGCTGATCGGTGTGCGATTGCCAACGGTTGTTAAAAAATCTTCATAGTCGGCTTTACCGGCCTTAGTTCTTCTGTCTACATTTGGCTGGATAATAAACTCATCATCAAACTTGTGGTGCTCTAAAAATACAGTATGTTGGACTCGGCCCTCAAGAAGAGCTGGCGATTGTGTCATTGGCTTTTGGTTCTTCCAAGTATAGACACATTTGATTGCACTCGTTAGATCGTGAGATCTAAAGGCTGGGATCTCTGCATACTCTTCATAGGGTATGTCTTCATAGATCCCTGGTTCAAACTTCATTGGATAACTCTTGTTCTACTTGTTTATAGATCTGCATGTCTTCTTCCTCTAGCTCTTGTATAAGTCTATTGAGATACCATTGTGCTTTAAGAAGATCCTGTAGGCCCTTCTTTAATTCATAGCGCCAGATGTATTTTTGTATGTTGCCTTTTATATAACCGTTGAAAGCTTCGGCAGTCATAGATGCTTTGATTGCTTCTATTGCTGCAATGCTTCCTTGGTTGTAGTGGTCCGGGTGATTTACTGGATCTGATTTTTCCATATTACTTCCTGTTAAGGTGCAGGCGACTTATCTTGAATGTGTGAGAACTCGGAGAAACAGCCGCCTGCGGTGTGAAACTAAAAAGGTATGTCTTCGTCCGTTAGAGGATTTTTATTCTGTGCAATCATCTCGTCAACTTTTTCTGAGAGCTCTTGAGCTTCTGGGCCCTTCTCTCTGACTATGCCTGCATCCTCGCCTTTTTTGACGGCGGCCTTGTATTCAAAGCTGTCTTCTATATCCTCTTGTAGCCAAGGTGGGAAGTCTGCAAAAACATCGCACATAGCTTTGCTTTCGTCACAGGTTTCGCCAGTCCATTCTTTACAATAAATATCAAGATCAAACTTTTGTGTCTCGTTGATAGTAGGTACGCTTTGCACCCCACCGTCTGGTTTAAATAAACCAATGATTTTTGGATTGCCGTTTTTGGTTTCGCCAACTTCTATGTTTGCGGTTTTACCTAACAGCTTATCAATGTCAAAACCTTTCAGCTCTTCTTCTGTAAAGTTTTTACCACGCCAGGACACCAGATCTTTTCTAAGTGCAGCTGACTCAAATAAAGATGCTGTATAGGTCCTTGATATTGCAAAAGGTCTCTCGTCACTCATCTTTTGTCCTTGAATCTCAAAAGTAATTAATACTCTTTTTTTCATTGACTTTACGCCTTCGTATTCTTGTTCGGTGGTCCCCATGTCTACTACCTTGTAACATACTCCCTCGTATTGTCCCTTGGGTAATTTTTCGTATTCGCCACCTTCTTTTAATGTCAAACTCATATTGTCTCCCTTAAAGTATTTGCATATTAAAATAAATTTATGTACTATTCTATACACTTTTATAAATAAAGCAAACAGTAAAAAGAGAGAGATTGATGTCCTTAAAAATTACCCGACCTACCAAAAATTTTGACAAACCATTCACAACAGATTATTCATACCAGTTTCAAAGCTTTCTCCAGGAGAATGGCTTAGAACCCGATCCCAAGGTGGGATTGGTCGCTAACGGCTCAATAGGTCGGGCATACATCAACGTTGGCGGCCAAAGAAAGTTGGTGGGATGGTATCAGCTATGGCTAGATCAATCGGTACCCTTTGGCCGATTGGGTGACTATCGAATCTCAGCTGACCAACCCACTGCTATCTGGAAACCAGAAAATCAAAAACGTATGAAGGTGACTAAAGAGCAACGTGAAGAGATCAAGGAATTACAAAAGCAGGCTGAGGTCAAACAACAAGAGAAATACAGCAAAGCAGCCAAGAAAGCACAAACCCTCTGGGACGAAGCAAAAGAGTGCGAGAAGCATCCATACCTAGAAAAGAAACAAGTGCTCTCATACGGTCTTAAAATCAACGAGACAGGACAATTAATGATCCCACTCTTCGACAAGCAGCTGACAGTAGTTGGCATCCAATATATAGACGATGAGGGTAACAAACGTTTTCTTACTGGTTCTAAAAAAAGCGGTAGCTTTTTTATACTCGGCAGAGAGATCTTAAAAACCGCAGCAGTAATAAATTATGCAGAGGGATATGCAACAGCTGCATCTTATTATAATGATTACAGTCAGCCAGTTGTAGTTGCTTTTGACGCTTACAATCTTACGCCGGTCGCAGAGACAATTTTCGGCTACCTTGCTGACCGCAAGCACATCTTTATTGCAGACAACGATGATAGTAAAACCGGAGAAAAGGAAGCTTCCAAGGCCTGTCAGTACATCTTAAAAAATAAAGGCCAGGCAGAGGTCTTAATGCCACAGACCAAGGGCGATTATAACGACCACAAGAATGATCTGACTACAGAAGCGCTGGACGGCGAGCTGATTCCGGCGATGAATAAGTTGGACCTGCCCGTTGACTATGAGTTTGCTCGCAGCGCAGCGGGACGCTTTTTAAATACAAAAGATAATGTATCTGGGGTGTTGAAAACACATAGTATTGAGGTGCGCTATAACGTAATTAAAAAGCGCATGGAAATCGAGATCCCAAATACAAAATTTATCGCTGATATGAAAGAGGAAGCGAGTCTTATAGAAGTCGAAGACAGATGTATTAATATGGGCATACCACACGCTAAAGTCAGAGACTATCTCAAGATCTTGGCACGTGAGTACAATCCTGTTAAGGAATGGATCGAAAGCGTACCTTGGGACGGAGTCTCTAGGCTGCAACCATTCTTGGATAGCCTGGTGACGCACGACAGCAGACAGCTCAAAGAAATGCTTATGAAGAAGTGGCTTATCTCATGCTTGGCCGCAGCTTATGAGGATAACGGCGTTGAATTAGAAGGCATCTTAGTGCTCCAGGGCGCACAAGGACTTGGTAAGACCTTATGGTTCAAACGCTTATGCGATTATGACCGTGGCTGGCTATTAGAAGGCGCTACACTGAATCCAAGTGATAAAGACTCGGTAAAGAGAGCTGTATCTCATTGGATCGTCGAGCTAGGAGAGATTGAGAGCACCTTTAAGAAGTCAGACATAGATCAGCTCAAGGCTTTTGTAACCGCAAAGACAGATGAGCTTAGATTGCCTTATGACAGAGCATTTACTACTTATCAGAGACGTACGGCTTTCTACGCCAGTGTCAACGCGCGAGAATTTTTGACGGACACGTCTGGAAATCGTAGATTCTGGGTTCTGGCTGTCAAAGACATAGACGTGAATCATGGCGTGGACATGCAGCAGCTCTGGGCCGAGGTCAAGGACACTATGTATATAAAAGGCCAGAAGAATTGGTTTCTATCACCAGATGAGCGCGAACTATTACAAGAAAGCAATGAGATCTATAGGACTCAGTCAAGTGTAGAGGATCTTATCCTGGAACACGTTGACTTTACGACTGATTATCCTAAGCCAGTGCAGATGACGAAGCTGTTGCGCGATTTGGGGATCAAATCCCCGAGGATGCCGGACTTCAAAGAAGCGGCACGTGTTTTACACGAAAAAGGCATAGAAGCGCGCAGGACAAACGGTAAGAAGGTATATGACATTAGCTATACAAAGGTCGAAGACGATGGTTTCACCGACTATAGCTCTAAATTTGGAGACGATTGATGATTGAACTACTACAGGCTGTCATGGCCACAGCATTTACAACGCTAGCTGCATCTATAGTATTATTCGGTATAGCAGTAATCATAAATGACAGGAATAGGTAATGAGCAAATGGCATGGAGGAAAAGGATCACGGCAACGTGACCTGGGCGTTAGCCAGGAGATTTTTGATGCCAACTTTGAGGCGATCTTTGGCGAAGGCCGGAGAAAAAAGCAGGGTGAGGGCGATGATAGAAACAGGGAAGGTACACTGCCAGGTGGTGTAGACAAAGCTATACAAAAGGACACAAAGATATAAATGATTGCAAGTATGTATAGAATAGGGTGGGGTGCAGGGTATAGTAAAAGATATGCCACCCTGTCGATTATCCTTGTAGCTACGCTGTTTATTACTATAGGTAGTGTTAGGTATATATATATAAAGAATATATTATTAGACATGGTTATAACGCATATAAAAGGGGTTTATGAGGGGTACAGAAATATAGTGTTGGAAGTGCTATACACTACACCCTGTACCCTGTTGAATAAAATATGAGTGAGCTGCGATCAATACAAATTAAGACTAGCGATCAGAAATTTCAGATCCGTGCAGTCTATCTGGCCGTTAAGAATTTCTCTGGAGTGGTTCGCAAAATGAAAGGACAAGATATTATTGGCATCGTTAAATTAGAAGAGGGCAGATACTTGGCCTTCGTTGAGGAATAACATGGCAGAACGTGGCAGACCGAAAAAGAACAAAGCTAACCTGGTTGATACGCCAGATCTATTTGAGAAGAATGAAGAGTATAACTTGACAGAAATGCAAGCAGCATTTGTATGGCATTATACCGAAGGTGCATGTGGCCAGACTGAGGCAGCTCGAAAGGCTGGTTACGAGTTCCCGGCATCGGCGGCCAGTAAGTTCTTGAACGGCAGAGATCATCCGAACATAGTAAAAGCTAGCAGAGTAAAGCAGGACGAACTTGCAGAGAAGTATGCGATCACACCACAGAAGACTGGCACGATGTTATGGAAAGTAGCAGAGACAGCCTTCGAGAATAATCAATTTAACGCAGCGGTTTCTGCTATCAAAGAGCTCAATCAACTCGCTGGTTTATCTATCAATCGTAGCCAGAATATCAACATAAATGCTACGCTTGATGGCATGGGAAAGGACGACATCAAGCAGAGATTAGCCAAGCTACTCGGAGCTGATTCAGATGACTATGATCCAAAGGATAGATAATCAAACTAACAAAGTAATGGGCCACTCTTAGAGAATCGGCGTCAAAATCCAGGAAAAATGCCCTGGTGCCAAAAAACAACGCTATATCAGTAACTTACGCGCATATATTAATGTATAATTATGTGCACATTCCTACATCTTGTGAGCACAAGGGTAACGACCGCATAGATTGGAGTCCCTGGAACCCCTTTTTTACTAGGGATCGGCGACTAACCGAACCCCATACACCCCTATTTGCTGGCGGCCGCTGACAGTTGTAGTTATAACTAACACGAGTACACCGAATCACTAAAAATACTCATCGATAATTACATGTGCTACAGTTTGCACATGACTATACATCTGTATAAAAAACGCAGCCTCCCAAAAAAATCTGAGCAAAATTTTTTATGAAAAAAAATATCAAGATTAATCTGCCTTTGACGGTGCCTACTTCAAAGAACAAAAAATTTATTTTAAATTTGAACAATTACCGAAATGCCTATTTTCGGGTTCTGTCTGTGGCCAAGAAGAACTACACCGATGCCCTGCTGCCAGAGCTAGAAGATCTCCCCAAGTTTACCGAGCCGGTTTCCCTCACCTATACATACTATGCCAAGACCAAAAGGCGCATCGATATAAGCAATCCCTGCTCGATCATAGATAAGTTTGCATGTGATGCACTGGTTAAGTCCGGGATCCTACAGGACGACAGCTTCGCTCAAGTCAACCAGGTCACATATAAGTTCGGCGGCTTTGATAAAGAAGATCCCAGATGCGAGCTGACAGTCACCGAATAGTCCTGGTTTACTAAACCCAGCTATCGCTGATACAATCAAGCATGGCCGTCAATGACATCAATATATTCGACACACCTCAAGGCGTTGGATCTATCCTGCCACCTCAAATAGACGCACCAGGCCCACTAGCATCCTATTTCACCAGACCGATGGTTCCATCTCCCGCTTCGCGAAGACGTGACACCTTGAAAGGGATAGCGCAATTTGTGCCTT